ATTTAACAAAATAGTTATTTTGTAATCAAAAATAAAATACCCCGCTAGTTATAACGGGGTATTTACACAAGGTATGCAAGAAATTCGAGGTGACTGGACGAGAGTACTCTGTGGAATTCCTTGCAATAATAATGTATTCAAAGGGATCAAAAAGGTTAATGGAAATTAAATAAAATCCTTATATAGTAACAAATAAAGAGCACTGTAAAGGGTGCTCAACGACTAATTCTGAAATAATCATGATTATTCTATGTATGTTTCTAATATAGGTGTAGTTTTTAAACGAAATTGATATTTTAAATAAAAAGAGCGCTGTTTTAAGGCGCTCTACGACCAAGATTTATATATAAAGGTGACATGGTTAGTGTATGTATGCTTTTAATATAGGTGCAGTTTTAAAACAAAATCTTTATTTAACAACAAAGTAAAAGAGTGCATTTTGATATGCACTCTTGGTAAGGCAGATGGATGTTTCAAGAGATATAAAAAATTCGAAAAATCGTAATCAGATTTTTACGAGTGAATTTTTAATATTATATGTCTGAACTAGATGTATGGAGCCTGTCATAGAACAAAATTTTTACTTCATAACAAATAAAAGAGCACTTTTGACAGCGCTCTTAGGACCAAGACTCTTACTGTATAAGAGTACATGATAATATATGTGCTTTTTTCTAAGAATGTGAATCATTTGACCAAAGCTACTATTGAAAAAGGATAGCTAAGATATTGTATGTATGCTTTTTAGATAGGAGCAGTTCTATAATAAAATCTTTATTTATTCATAAAAAAAGAGCACATGTACATCGTGCTCTTGAACAAAAAAGGTAGATTCCTATGAGTGGAGAGCTTCTCCATACAATAACATATGCTTGTCCAGTTAAAAGGTGAAAAGTTTTTAATAAATCCGCTATGGCACACAACGAAGCAGCTAGCCGATATAGCTAACTGCTCGGTTGTATAATTTTAGAAGTTCACTGGATACAGATATATGTTGTAACAAAAAGTTACAACTATAGTATAAACAAATACCAACATATTATGCATGAAAGAAAACTAAATAAAAATTTCATTTTGTAGAAAAGGAGAATCGATATGAAAACTCTTAAAGAAATTGGCTTTTTACAAACAGGAATGATTGTAGTGGATTATAAAGGGAATGAAGGGACAATTACAGGAATTACGTATATAGAAGGCTTTTGTTACGGGGTAGAATTTGATAACAAAAAAGATTGCATGCATATGTGGGATTGGAATCGACTTAGAGATGATGTGCACGTAAAAGACGGGACTTATGCAGAATAAGAGCAGCTAGCAAAAAAAAGCTAACTGCTCAGATAATGAAAGGAATACCGAATACGTCTCGTTTCACCTTCAGACACTGCAGGCTATATATCAAGCCTATAAATAGTATGAGTTTATTTTTTATTTTTATACACAAAAAATAAAACGAGCACTTGTGCCAGAGTGCCCATTTTAGAAACCTTGGATCATTATTGTTATGTTTGTGAGTCATGAACAATTAAATGAGTCGAAAAGTAAGGTTCGAAATAGTTTATGTACCTGCTAATAAATAGGTGCCTGTACTAAAAAGAGCAGCTAGCAAAAAACTAACTACTCCAAATAGGGATGTAATTCTAGATGTACATATAGTATCGACGAAATGTTAATTTTTATTCAGGGGGTAGAAGGAAATGAACTTTAAAGGTGTATTTGTCAATAGAAAAAGCGAAAAAAAGGATAGATAAAAATAAAGAACAAATCGATTTATGGATTAAAACGAATAATGTGAAGTACGAAGCACTTAATCAATTGTTTTTGAATGTAATGGGTATCAAATGAATGAAAACGCCCGAAAATGGAAATTAAGGGTGTTTAAAGAGAAGGAGTGAGGGGTTTGACTAAGATGAAGAAAAAGAGATTAAAAAAGGCGATTGCTCGTCGTACAAAGGCTATGCAAAAAGAAGAGAAAGAAAGATTAGATAAAGCTTGGAGAAATCTTTTTATTCAGCCAAGCACCATGAAATAAATATAGTCCGGCTAGAAAACTAGAGGACACCGATTTTTAGAACAGTAATCAAGCTGTTTTAAGAAATGGTGTTCTCTTTCTTATTTTGTAAGGGGATGGAGAAAATGAAGGCACTAAGAGATCAATTACGTGAATGGGAAAAACAATCTACGCAGGTGGAAAAGAAACAGAAGAGAAAATGAAAAGAAAACTTAAGCACTCGTGATATTGAAGATTTAATGGGGATTCATGGACCACGTTATGAGCGTAGACGTGGAGTTATAAGACAAAAGTAATACAAAAATAAAAACGAGGAGTGACTTAACATGACGGAACAATTATCTTTTTTACCGAAAATAGATAGAACAGCAACACAAGAGAAGTTAGAGGGTGTTCTTGAAAGTGTACGTATATATAGACAGTTCGGAATGATTCGTAAGGAAATGAAAGTCACTCCTTCTTATGAAGTGAGAGAACATGGTCCAACACATGCTGTCGGAAAACCTTTAGAAGATGTAGCGATTGCAAATATACAGCAAAGCAAACGTGAAGAATGGTTAGAGAAAATGGCATTTCGAGTGGAACAAGCATTGAGTCGATTCGGAAACAGTCCGGCTGGAAAAAACCAAAGGGATATTATAGTGAAACGATATTTAGAAGACGAAGATGTATGCGATTATATGGTGTATAACGAAATTGGCATGAGTGAACGTACGTATCGACGTGTGAAAGCGAGGGTATTCTATAAACTTGCTTTTGCTCTTAGATTAGAAGTGTATGAGACAGAGAAGCAATACGGGGGTGATGACCTATGAATTTTGTTCAGCCCATACGTGATCCAGAGCAAATACAACAAATCAAAGAATATTTAAAAGAAAAGAATGTACGTAATTATATTTTGTTTGTAATGGGAATTAATACAGGATTACGCATAGGTGACATTCTAAAACTGAAGGTGGGAGATGTACAAGGTAGCCATATTTCCATGCGTGAAATGAAGACAGGGAAGCAAAAACGGATTCAAATTACTGCAGCTCTAAAGAGAGAACTTCGTTGGTTCAATGAAAATAGAGAAGATGATGAGTACCTATTAAAGAGTAGAAAAGGAAAGAATCGACCAATTGGTCGTAGTATGGCATATAAGATATTAAAATGTACGGCGGAAGAGTTTGGGTTGGATGAAATCGGTACACATAAACTAAGGAAGACCTATGGATATCATATGTACATGCAGACGAAGAACATAGCTTTGTTAATGGAGATATTTAACCATTCAAGCGAAAAAGTAACGTTACGGTATATAGGAGTAAACCAAGATGCAATGGATAAAGCAATGAGCAGATTTAAAATCTAATCATTGCTTTTCTTTTTATATTTTTACTAATTACCCATAAATTTCGTACTGTGTAATTGAGCAAAGGAAGTCTAATAGAAACAGTGATGGCAAGGGGTGCAACGTTTTGGTGAATGACACACAATTAAACATATGGGTAATTGGGAGGCATAAAATACATCTATGGCGTATATCAGTTATATAGGAAAAAAAAGAGGAGGAACGATATGTTAAATGAAACATTGTTAGCAGCATTAAATCGTTATCATAGGCGTGAAGGAAGGAATCCAGATGTAATCAAGGTGCATCCGACGTACTATAAAAATGTACTGAAAGAACTCAATTATCCGGAATGGGTGATTCAAAAAAAAGAGGCGGAGCAGAAGAAACATTTATTTGGTGTAAGAGCTTTGCTTACAAATGATGTTAAAACCTTTGAATTATAAAAAAAGTGGCAGAGTCGTGACAGTTTTTTGGCAGGAAATGTGCCGGTTGTTTTGGAATAAACGTGTTATATTTGTATGGTGAGAAGTGGCGGAAAACATGACTCACTATGTTGTTTCTAACATTCTAAACGGTTCATAATGACGGCACATAAAATCCGAAACCAGCAGATGGTACTGATTGAATGATACTGTTAGTAAGGAGAGCTTTTGCTCTTCTTCCAGTTACTTAATCATGTTGGTGCAGATAAATGTAGCAACATTAAGTGATTGAAAGAAGAATAAAACTTCATTTACCGTAATTGAAATACAAATTAATAATTGATAGAAAAGCATCCATTCGGGTGCTTTTCTTAATTTAAGGAGGATGATTTATATGACGGCATACCATAGGCCGGTTTTGACAGAAAAAGTGGATACACATACCGCAGTTTGGATGAAAGGGTATTCTATTGACAATCCGACTGTAGGAACTGAAGCAAAAAGTCAGCTCAATCTTGAACTGACTTTTATGAGTAATGATTATTCGCCAAATAAGTACAAGGTGTTTTTAGAAGAATTTGAACAGTTTTTAATTGAACGCGGGTACTTAAATGGTGAACATAGTTAAGGTAATCCTATAAAACTAGTTGTAACTTTTACAGCTGTTGCCGAGAGTACATTTAAAGGAACACTAGACAACTTTTTAGTAAGTTCTTTTGTTTTAGCCCAAACTTTTGAGTCTCTAATAGTATCTAGGAATTCATGTCCTGAAAAAGTAATTGATCCTATTCCTAGAGCATAAATTTCATCTCCATCAAGCTGGTGAGATCCGTCTATGTATCCGGCCTTTATAAGTTTTAAAATGGCGTATATAGATTCATTTTCCCCGTATTTGTTAAAAGTATTAAACTCTTTTAATTGATAAAGATGAATGTGTTGACCAAGGGTTAGTTTTTCTTCAAGCTCCAAAAGAATAGAACGGACACAATCGTGATTTAATTTCATGTTATCACCTCCTTACATTCTATAAATTCGACAAAAAAGAAGGTAATCCTACAAATTAAATCATAGGAAAATAATTGGTAATAAAAGCATTTAAATAGAAATTTTTATTTTAGAGGAGGATGAGGGATGAGTTCATTAAAAAAGGTAACACAAGAAATACAACAAGGAATGGAGAACTTAGGATAAAGAAGATTCATAGCGAACGTATTGGGAAAGAAGTTAAATATGTTATTGATGTTTTGGAATTAGATAATGAAGAAAAAAACAATGCATTATCAGTAAAGGTAGAAGTTGATACAAAGGAAGCGAATGAAAATATTAAAGAATTAACTGCCGCAGCTAATGAGTGTGTTGAAGTTTTCGAGAAGTTAGAAAAGGTTATGGATAAGTTTAGTAAAAAGGGCGATTCAATTAAAATGAATGCACCTTTGACTCTAGATGGTAGAGCAATAGCTGAAGCTACTTTACAATTTCAACGAGATTTAGTTCGAGCGAAACCGTTTTGATTAAACCAATAGCAATAAAGGAGTGAGGATAGATGCAAGTCTATTGTACTAGCTGTCATAAAGATTACAATATGCAACCGAAAGTAGCACAGCTTCCTAATCGTATTGAGAAGTGTTACTTTACCTGTCCTCATTGTGGTCATGAACATGTTGCTGCATATGTGAACGATAAGATTCGTAAGCATCAAGCGGATATAGATAAGTGTCATGAACAGATTAATAAAAAGAACCTTGCTATTGAGGATGAGATGAAACGATTGAGGAAGAGGATAGAAGGTGCCAAGTAAACCATTTAAACCCTGCAAGTCGTTAGGTTGCAATGAACTAACCAGGGATAAGTATTGTAGTAAGCATCAAGATAAAGTACAGGAGACCACAAGGTACTATGACAAACACATCCGAAACAAAAGTTCACGTTCATTCTACAACGCAAGACTGTGGAAGGATATGCGTGAGCTTATTTATCGTAGAGATCATGGTCTATGTGTTCAATGTAGAAGCAATGACATCATTAAGATAGGTGATGTAGTCGATCACATCATACCTATTCGTATCAATTGGTTAAAACGATTAGAACCAACTAATTTACAAACGCTCTGTCATGCTTGCCACAACAAGAAAACAAAAGAAGATGAAAAGAAAAACCAAAAATGATTTGAAACAAAAAAATTACAAACAGCCCCCCACCATGAAAAAGCAAAAGGCGACTTCCTGGAGACCGCCGCTTAGCTTTCCGTGCAAAAATTTCGTTTTATTCCATAAAAGGGGGTTCGGCTGAAGGAGGTGGTTCTCATAGGAAGAAAAGCGAAACCGATTCATCTACATTTATTAGAAGGAAATACAAGTCGACTAACAAAAGAAGAAATTGATCAAAGGTTAGCGGCTGAAAAAAAGTTACAAGCAAAAAAGGATAAAGTAAAACCACCCACATGGTTAGATTCAGTTGCTAAGAGAGAATTTAAACGAATTGCAGGTGAATTATTGGAGTTGGATGTGATTACAAACATAGATGTAAATGCATTAGCAACGTATTGTGATGCTTTTTCTGACTATGTTGAATGCACCAAGATTATTAGAGAAGAAGGACTACTTGTTGAATATACCAATAAGGCGGCTGAAACCAATAAAGTGCCACATCCATTACTTACAAAGAAGAAGCAATTACATGAGCAAATGAAGGCTTTGGCTGCTGAATTTGGTCTTACACCAAGTGCAAGAGCAAAAATTGTAATTCCAAATAGTAAACAAGGTCCGAAAACTAACGTAGAAAAGGAGTTTGACGTATAACATGATTAGACAATGGATATTGGACTATTGTGATGATGTACTAAGTGGTGAGGTCGTTGCCTGTCAGAAACATAAACAAGCTTGCAAGCGATTTTTAAGAGATATTGAGCGTGAAGGTTCTGAAGATTTCCCTTATATTTTCAATGAAGAAAAGGCACTTCGTTTTTTAAAATGGATGTCTTTATTTAAACATACAAAAGGGAAACTGGCTGGACAAAGAATTGAACCGCATTCTATACAAATTTTCGTATTTTGCAATATTTACGGATGGGTTCATCGTAATACGGGATCGAGGCGATTTAAAAAGGCATATTGGCAAGTTGGACGTAAAAACGCAAAGTCTCAATCTTTAGCGTGTGTAGGCTCTTATGAAGCAATGACATTTGGTGAAAATATGTCAGAAGTATACATTGGAGCTACGAAAACGGAACAAAGTAAAATTGTTTGGAATGAAATCAAAGCACAAATGAATGGGTGTGAAGATTTAAAAGAAAAGTTCAATATTGCGTATGGGAAAATTGAACACCTTAAAACAGATTCTTTTATTTCAGCGCTATCAAAAGATGCTGGGAAATCTGGTGATGGACTGAATGTCCA